GCAATATTATCATTAATACCAATAGAATCCATAATTAAAAACGCATCACCTCTTTCTTCACAAATATCATTTGCGTATGATGTTATAGGTGAATGCAATGCGTGTAACACACCTGGAATAGCAACGAGGTTAATATCAAATTCATCTGAATTAGATACTGTATCAAGTGCCTTCTTATAGGATGTATAACCATCTGCACCAGTTGATGATATATTAAATCCTTGTGTATTTGCATTTGTTATATGAATACCGGTTTTCTTTTGAAGATTAGGTTTGTGACCATCAAATCCACCTTGGAATGGCAACATAAACTTACGAGTATCGAGTGAAGTATTACTTGTCAAATTAATAGATCCAGTGTATGGACTTGTTGCTGTTGGGAAATTTGCACCAACACTTTGTGAATAATCTCCTAAATAGAAATCGGTATTAGATCCAGTTGTTTGTTTTGTTGAAACAGGAAGTGGTCTCAAATATGAGAAGTTATCTGTTTCACCAAAATCATAATCAAATCCAAAATATACTCGTTTGTTATATGAAGATGCTATAGTTTGACTTGTTACATAACTAACGGCAGTCGGTTGTGTGAATCCAGTTGGTATAGGTGAACTCAAAGCACGGAATCCAAAAGGAACGAGATTGGGAGAAGCAGCTGCATTTGCAACGGAATCCGCTGTTTCTACACGAATGTAATTTGATTTGTTTGAATAATCACCATTAATAACAACCTTTCCTTCATCTGTAATTGTTATGTATCTGTCACCTATAACTCTACCAATATATCTTGGTGAATTAGGATCAAGGTTACATCTGAATTGTTCTACAACATTTGGTCTAATATCTTCATCTTGTGTTGTAAAAGGTGTCTGTGGTAATTTAGATTGATCAACAAATCTAATAACTACGTCAAATTCACCATATTCAGAACCAGCAATTGTTCCAGCAGGTTTTATGTTTGCAATACCAACCTTTACTTCATAATTGGAATGAATACCATGAGAAAGTGTATGGAAACGGAAAAGATCCTGTGTAGTTGCACCAACTTTTTGAGATGTTACCCAAGGTGTAGATGCCTCTAAATAATCATTCGTGAAATCCCAATCGGAAGGATTGGCAGAACCGGTTTCAATTATTATTCTAGTTGCAGGATCAGCAGCCAAAGATGCAGATGCCTTGTTTCCAAAAATTACATAGTTGTAAACAGCATTAGTTCCGTATGGATTGTAACCGTATAAATCACCAATATATGATGTGCTATTCGGATCAATAGATGTGCTAAATGGTGTTCCGTTTTGATTTATTGCATTAGTAAATGATGTATCATCTGTTAGAAATCCACCAGATACGGTCAATACAAAACTACCACTTGCATTTGCAGAAATAGTTGATTTTGCAAATAATGAATCAGCGTCATCAGTATTAGAAACTACAAATGTTGGATGCAAAAATGTAATTAAAGACTTACCCCATGATCCCGTTGCAACTATTGCAAGTGGATGTTCTAGTGAATACCCTCCTGATCCCAATACACGAACTATGGTTGCACTTGGCGCATTATTTAGGTAATTTTTTACTGTGTAGGGTAAATATGATTGTTCATATGTACCACCAAATTTTGTTGTAAAGTCACCAAATCCGTTTACAACGGTAGGGACAAACGCAGGTCCTTTTAATGTTGGTCCTATAAGAGCTGCACCAATTGCACCTATACCTTGTGGTAAAAAGGATAAGTCTTTCTCAATCGTAAACACTCCAGGACTTACAATTCTTTCAGTAGCCACTATTATCTCCGAAAAATTAAAGAATTAAATTCAAATATAAATATAATCAAAAAACATCAAACTATGAATTTGATGGAATAAATTTACCAGAATCTAAATCCAAAACACCATCGCCGTATTTTTCATTCAAACTCTCAACGAGTTCTTTTTCTTCCACCTGCAACTTACTGTAATCTTCAAAAAGCTTTGTTCTATATTCTTTCATACTTTCCAATCTTTTCGTTAAAAGGTGTAATTCTATTTCAACCTGTCCAATTTGTGCAGTTGTTCTTGCATAACCGTTTTGTAATTTTTTTACAAGTTGAATGTCTTCTTGTAAAAAATCTTTTTCTGTGTTTTGATTTGATGTCTGATTATCTGTAACTTCTGACATATAAAACCTCTTAAATTAATTTGATTAAATAACTAATATAAATATGAAAAATAATATCTAAAATGTGTTAAATATTATTATTGTTTGTCTATTTCATTCGTGTATACACCGGCAGATTTTTTAACTACGGCATCTATTCTATCTTTTGTCAATGATTCATAATATTCTAAAACATCTTTTCCATCGTTATTTATCGGAGTATAATTATCTTCATCTTTACCAACTGGCAATTTGTCTGGTTTTGTTGGATCAACTTTATCATATTCATTTTTATTCGTTTCTTTTGGATTATGGTATGAATTTATTTTATCGGCTTCTGTTTGTATATCATTTATACTTCTAAATGCCTCCGATGTGAATACTATTTTATTTTCAGTAACAATTCGTTTAGTTGTAACTTCCCTAGCAACATCTTTTGGAATCAAATAACCATGAACAAGTAATTGAAAAGATGTTCTAACTAACCTATCCTGCCCGGTTGTGTTACTATCTTCAATAGTTGCACCATCTATGTTAGTTGAAAACTTAAATGAATTTCTATCACCAAAAGATTTTCCACCAAAATATATGAACTGCTCTATTATGTAATTTAATTGGTTTTGATACTCACACCAACCTATAAAATCATAAGTAATATCAACATAATCAGGAATTGGAGTTAAAAAATATTCATTGGATTTTCTTTTATCATTCAACAAACTAAATTTATCATACGGATTTGTTGTATTATATTTCTGTTTCATTATGTATGCAATTTGATTTGTTGTTGCAACTTTATTTCTACGCATTTCAGATTTAATTGCAACATTAGATCTACGAAAAGATAAAAGTGGAACCATTGTTTTTCCTTTTTTATCCTTTAAGAATCCATCTTTTTGTATCGATGCCCATTTTTCAGAATTTGCATAAATTGTTGGTACTTGTATTAAATCATTCGAGTCTTCAACTTTTAACTGAATAGTATTATCAATAAAAGATTTTATTGCAAAATCTATATCATACAATGTTATACCAAGTGTTCTCGTTCTATCATTATCTCGTCTAATTTGTGTATGTCTAGAATCACCCAAATCTATTCTGGGGTTTTGTACAGAATTTCTATCATCAATAAAACTATCACGAGTTCTACGAAGTGGTGGTTTTCTATATTTGCTAGAGTTATTCATTATATGTTACTCGGTATATCATTTACATTTAATTCTATATTAGACCTAAATTCTTCGATGTTAATTCTTGAACGTCTTGTCAGGTGTGTATTTGCAACAATAGAAACATTGTGTCCCCATCTTTCTGTTGCAAATGAATAATCAGGATTTTTACCACCAAAAAATTGATTTTCTTGAATAGAATCTATTTCCCAATAATCTCCATTGTATTCTATCACATCACCAACCTCAACAAAAACATCAACATCTTTTAAGTATTCTCTAATAAATGCAAAGTTAGCAGTTTGTTGATAATCTTGTCCAAATTCCGTTCCTTCATATGTTTGTGGTTGGTAGTCTATCAATGCAGGTATTTTTATAGGACTATGATATACTTTTTTATCAGATTCATTGTATATGTTTGTTTTAGTGTTTTCAATAGACAGTTTATAGACAGCGACTTCGGTATCTATTATATCGTTAATCAATTCCATATTGAATCTATGAACAAGTCCGGCATCCCTTTGTCCGTGAAATAATGGCATGATATTATCCTATGTAAATTGCTAAAGGTGTTCCATTAAGACTAGCAGCCAAAGATTCTATTTCACTTCTTTTTGCTTCTAATAATTTACTTCGTGTCATATTATCAAGTGTTGTTCGTAATTGATCAATTAACATTTGTTTTTCTGCAGATGCTGCCGATAATAAATCAGCGGCATTCAGAGATGTTTCACCATTCGGTATAGGTATACTTCCATATTTCCCACGAATATAACCGAGCATTTCTTTTGCAAGTGCAAGTCCAAATGAATATATCCATGTTTTTCCTGGAGAATTTATTTGAGAATAAACCATATAATCATAAGGTGCGTTTGATATGTCAGAAACTTGTCCATCTGGATATTTTAATGGATTGCTTCTTTCTTCTTTTACAATATATTCTATCCATAATTTAAAATCGCGCGTTGGGACAGGAAATATACGAAGTTCATTATTTATCAATTCAAATGTAAATGCAGATTTTCGCATCATATCATTAAATTCAATTGCCTGAACCCTTAGTAAATCCGCATACATAGGCATCAACATAAAAGATACGCCGGTTGAATATGCACCAAAACCAAATGTATCTAACATTGCCTGATTACCTAAATAAGGATCATAGAATCTCATGGATGCAGGTGGTGAATAGTGATGAACTCTTTTTATCTCTATTGAACCTGTTGGTGCCTTCACATCTCGAATCAATACATTTAAATCATATTTTTGTCTACCTGTTTGTATATCAATAGATGCAGAATGAAACTTAATATTACCGTTTGTAAAAGTTTCGCTGCCGTATTCGGTTGCAAGTTGTATCAAAGGTCCCAATCCAGTTGAAATATTTTTTTGTGTTAAATTTGAATCAGTTGGTGAACCAATTATATTTAGCATATTTTGTTGTATATTAAATTGATTTACATTATACGAATATTCATATACTGCCTCTTCGATGCAAGTATAAAAATTAACTGACTGTAATTCTACATCAACGATGGGATAACCTAACCGTTTTGCACACCAATCTGCAAATGAATCGGCATCTCTTTGAAAATCAGCATCATTATCGAATGTTCCAAACGGTGTGCTTCCTGTTGTAAAGCTACTTGAACCCGGCCAAATTGGAATTTCTACCATTTATTTCTCGTTTTTAGTTTCTTCAAAATACTTTAATATATCATCAACGATAGGATGGCGGTGATTTGTTTTTAATTCATAAACCCCCAATCCTTGTATTTTATCTTTCATATTAAATAAATATGGAAGACCAGAATCTTTTTTCTGTTTTAAGTCTATTTGTGATATATCACCTGTAAGCATCATCTTTGAATTGATACCGAGACGGGATAATATCATTTCCATCTGTGCCTTTGTTACATTCTGTGCTTCATCAACAATAACACAAGCATTTACAAATGTTCTACCACGAAGAAATGAAATAGGAGCAATTTCTATTTTATCTTCCACCATTAACTTTTCAATTTTTTCTTTATGATACAGTTGAAACATATTCGCCTGTATAGGAGACAACCAAGGATCCATTTTCTCTTTTATATTACCCGGAAGAAATCCCAAATCTTCGTTAGACACAGTTGGTCTCGTAATTATTATTTTTTCAACTTCACGATAGAAAAAACATTCCAAAGCAATTTGTGTTGCCAATAGAGTTTTTCCAGAACCAGCTTTACCAACAAAAACCGAAATGTCATCACGAAGAGCATCTGCCTTTATTCTTTTTTGTTCTTCGTTCAATGTTAATTGAAACTGTATTTTATTTTTTATGGTTTTTCTTCCTTTTTTTATTCCTGATGTATTTAGACTTGAACTTTCTTCTTCACTCAACAAATGTTCTCTATTATCTGTTTCCTCGTTATGTTCAGAACTCATAATGGCTCCTATAATAATTTAGAAAGGGTGTCTCCCATAGATTTTACGTCTGCCTCAATCTTAGAAAATATATTATCTAATTTCTCTGGCTTATGGGTCCATTCAAAACCTACAATGGCAATAAATTCCGAACCTTTTTTTATCGGATATACTACCGCTGATTTAGACCCTCTCTGTGAAAAAAATGCTTTAGTTATTAAGTCCTCTATATTATCTACAACAGGATATACCGCCTTATGATTTATTACATCTTCTACAAAGTTGGAATAAAGTGACATCGGTAAGTTTTGATATTGTTTAAACTCCGTGCTAACACCTTCTTCGAGAGACTCGAATGATGTTGAGAGTTTGGTCATAGATTTGCCTGTTTTGTATTTACCACCGTTGTGTCTTTGAAGAATAAATGCACGCTGGCATTTATATTCTTCTAACAGTTGGTCTAATATGGTTTGGATTAGTTTAGAATGAGAAATCTCTCGGTCAATTCTTCTTTGTTTATATTCACCGTATTTATACTTTAGAAACCAGGATAAGAAAACACCAAGTAGTGTTGCCATACTGGATACAACAAGTGATATGATGTCAATATATTGAATTTGATTTTCCATTTGTAATAAATAGCAAGTATAAAATAAAAAAGGGTAACGTTTGTCACCCTTTATTAAAAATTATTTTTGGTATCTTTACTTCAAATATAGAAGATTACCGTCTTGTATTTTGAATTTACCAGATGATTTGTATGACTCTTGTGTTGAACCACCTTCTTTCTCTGCACTATCTACTAAATTTATGAGTATATTTGCAATAGTCCAAAGTAAAAGGGCATTGTGTATCGCATCAACTACATTCTCTGAAAGTCCAAATCCTGGAAACATTATGTCTTTTATCATTCCTGTTGCATACTTTGTAGCCATCTTTTTTACTACTATCTCTAAAAGTTCCCCAAATATAGTCCCAAGTAATTCAAATGTATAAATTCCAGGACCTCCAAATATTTTTGTTGTGTTTGAAAATGAAGATAATAATTTTGGTCCTACCCATTTTCCTATAATCTGACCAAGTTTTGCGAATGGTATGAATGCCCATTGTATGAGTTCTACTGCATAATGAACTACTTTTCTTAATGCTGGATTTTTTATTGCATCATCCAAATGTTCAACTGCATGAGCTTCTTTCAATGAATTTCTCTTTCTATTTCTTTTCAATAATTCACTAACAATATTGTAATTAGACAATAGTGAATTTTTCTTTTTTATTAAACCCTCCAATGCCGGTATTGTTTCTAAACCTTTTTCTGCTTCTTTTGAATCAATCTTTGGTTCTTCATCCACATTACCTTTACCACTTAAAACATCTTTTTCCCAAAATGGTTTTACTATCCATTTTTGATACCATTCGGTTGTCCACCATATTGAAGATTCTTTTAATTGTAACAATTCTTTTTTGAAATCATCATCAATTTTCAATTTTCCTTTTGAAGCCAAATCTTTTACCATATTCTGTGCATCAGCAATTGAAGCAGTTTTTGTCATATTACATAGTTTCAATAATCCATTTTTTGCAGAGTTTATTACTTCTTGTACCAATTCTTTGAACTCTACCCAAATTGCTTTTAATTTACTCCAACCGCCTGTTATTGCATCTTTTGCCTTTTCACCTAATCCTTTCAATCCATCCCAAATATCACCAAAGAATCCTTCTTTTAGTCTAATTTCCATTTCACTTGCCTTTGTAATGAATCTGATATTATTATCCAATTCATTTATCACATTTTCATTTAATGATTTTGTTTTTGTTTTAGTGAACAAAATTTTCATTGCTCTTTGTTCATTCAATGTAAAAACTCTTGAATGGATTAATGAATCGATAGTAGTTTCATCTATGGATAATACATTATCAGTAACAGAATCTAGTCTATTCAGAATATTTTTTTCTGACATTACTTCGTTTATTATTGTTTTTAATGAATTTGTGTTTTTGTATTTCATAGTTAATTTCCGACTGTTTGATATAAAGTCAATTTACAATAAATATCAAGTAAAAATAAAAACCCCATGTAAAATACATGAGGTTTAATTTCTTAACATTGAGATAAATTTACTTCAATTTATTTTTTATTATTCTTTTCAAACTTTCTTCTACAAGTGGTCTCAATAAATTTGAAAGTTTTTCTTGTAGTCTTTGTTTTTTAACTTTCTTACCATAAGATTCTTGCAATCTTTTTTGATTCAATTTGTTGTACTCTTTAAGTTTCTTAACAACAGATTCTCTTAATGGTTTTTGACCACGACGCATACGATAGTATGATTCCATTTTGTCTTTAACATCAGGACTATATGGTGCTTTCAAATCAATTTCACCGGCAGCTATTGCCTTAGCAACATCATCTACTTCTTTGCCATTTATTACAGGCATTTCAATACGAGCAGGAGCACCAGGCATTATTTCTTTTGGTAGTTTATCCGCATTGGCCATAACTGATTGCTTACCCTTTTCAAAATCACCACCACCTAATGTTTCCATTGCCTTTGTTACATCTTCTGGCGCGGTTTTGTTTCCTTTATCATCTGTATATCCTTTTTCTTTCCACTCATCAATCAATTTTTCAAAAACACCGCCTTTGAAATCTGCAATATTTCCCTTACCAGGATTTCCACCACGACCAAATTTACCAACGGTTACAACATTCAATGCACTTACAAGTGCCTTTCCAGGAAGTTCTATCTGTGTTGCAGTAATACTTGCACCTGGATCACATAAATATGTTGCAGCCCATCTATGATGGCCGTCCATAATATAGTTATCAGCAGAAATTATAGATTCCAAATCTCCACCAGGACCACCACTAAATGGACCAACTTTGTTAATCATACCGATTGCCATTCCTAATGCCTTTTCAGGTATAATTTCTGTTTGTGCAGCTTTCAAAGCACTTGCAGGAACAGATACTTTTTTTCCAGCAGCAACATCATCTTTCGTATCACCATCTTTTGTTCCACCTCCAATTGCTGCTTTTGCCGCATCTTTTGGAACTTTACTCAATCCTAAAACATCAGTTGTCCCAAGAATTTCATCGTCTTCAAACAGTCTTCTTTTTTTGTTAGTCTGTTTCATAAATTTTCCTAATAATCTTAAAAATACAAATTTGTAAAAAAGAGTGATATGTTTGAACACTCACAAATAAATATATGTCAATATAAAAAAACAAAAAAGGAGTGAGAAAATCTCACTCCTTTATTTCTACTAACCCAAAATGGTTTAGATGTCACCGAGAGAATCAATTTGGATAAGACCATAGAACTCTGGACGAACAATCTTCTTCGCATAGCGAGTCATCACGCCTTTTCTTGGTGTGAAGTTCGTTGGGTCATATACCAATGGTGTCATTACGAGTGGAATGTATGGAGCATACACAGCACCAGTTTCGAGGAATTGTGTTCCACGGAAACCAACTAATACTTGGTTTTCAAGCATATATGGATTCTTATAGACTGTGATACGGCCATTCAACTGACCAACTTTTTGAACACCCATTGCGAATTTCATACCTTCACCATCAACTGCATAGCCAGGCATTGATTCGAGTATTGTAGCAACTTGTGGAGAACATACGAGGAAGTTTGCACCACCACGAAGTGTTTTCTGATGAATTGCGTTTGATACTTTTTGAATCTTTGTACCGAGTGTTTGGAACCATGTTTGTTGGTTAAACGCAGAAGCAGCAGCTTGATTGTTTGAATAATCATCGAACTTGCCAGTAGCACCATCGTATGTGCGACCGATACGAGCAGACCATCTTTCTGTTGTTTGTGCATTCTTAATCAACATATCAAGAATTTCCAAATCAATTTCTTGTGAAATATATTCAGACAACATTGATGTCAATTCAGCTTCTGCATCGATTGAGTGGTATGCATTCAAATCTTGTGCAAATTCAGGTGTCCATACTGCCTTCAACTTACGAGTTTTAGCAACGATGGATTCTGAACGCAATTCAAGATTGATTTCTGGAATTTCAAGTGATGCACCACCTAATTGATCCTCAAAGTCACCACGTTTTGTAGCAATAGGTTGCTTCTCGTAAGAGATAACTGCGTTACCAGGAACTGCAGAAGCGGAAACAACAAAAGTAACCTGTGTATTTGTTGTATTGGTTGTTGTATATTGTGGGAAATAACCCTTAATATTTGAACCAGAAATTTGGAAAGCACGAACTGCTTCAAAATCTGCCTCAGTTGTTCCAGCTGTTGAACCAAGAGAACCGGATGAAACTGTAACTGTAAAAATTTGTCCAGCAGCAAGTGATGCAGAGTAAGCATTTTGGAACTCTGTGTCAAACTGATAAGCAGATGGAGTGTTGTGGTTTACTGAACCAGTTGCACAAGTTGAATCATTAACAGTTGATGCATGAACATTCAATGATAAAGATGTAGCTTCGTTAATAGAATAACCAAAACGACCTGCACCATAAAGACCACCTGAAGGATCCGCATTTCTTGCATCTTTACCAGTTACACCAAATACTGAATCAGCTTGTGAATCTTTACCTTTATTTGCATCAAAACCAGGTTGTGCTGTACCATATTTGAAATCCAAATAGAATACAAGACCAGAAGGCAAGTTCATTGGTTGAACAGAAACGAAATCTTTCGCAGCAATTTCGGAGAAAATACGGCGAACCAATGGAAGTGCAACACCGGCCCATTCTTCTGAACCAGCTGCTGTACCTGTTCTATTTGATTCTTCAATAAGTTGTTTTGCTTGATTTTCGAGAAGTATTGCTATCGAGTTCTTCTCATACTCGTTTTTCAAATTATCAAGAAGACCAGTCTTTGCCCATTTATTGACAACTTGCTTGTTTTCTTTGATAAGTGCCTTATGGGGATTTCCAGAGGCATTCAATAAAGATTGTATACTCATTTTGTTTTCCTTAAAAAAATTATTTCAAACCTGCTAATTTACGTAAACGATTTGCCATATCATCACCTTCATTCAAAATTGGTTTTGATGGGCGTGTGCTTGCTGTTGGTTTAGATGCAAAAGATTCCTTAATGGGTTTAACCTTTGTTGTTCTAAACGATTCGCTAAGTGTTGCAAAAATCAATTTGACTTCACGAAGACTTGATGCACGATCAAAGTTTTCGATAACAGTCATTTTTTGTTTTTCGCTAAGTGAATGTTTGCGGAAAAGTTTGTTAGAGAAGAGCAACTTTGAATTTAAAAGATTGACTTCATTGATTTTTGAACGCAAGAAAGAAATAACAGCATATGCTTCACGTAGTTTTGATTCTGCCATTTCCTTTTCTTTTGATTCTTCTTCAGCTTCTTCAACTTTTTCTTCATCTTCTTCTTCACGTAGAGCACGAAGAACTTCTTTGATGTCTACTTCTTCTTCTTCTTCACCTTCTTCAACTGGAGCAGCTTCTTCTTCTTCACCTTCTTCCTCACGGAGAGCACGAAGAATTTCTTTGATTTCAGCAACTTCTTCTGAATCTTCATCTTCTTCTTCAACTAATTGAACAAGTTTTTCAGATTTGTCTTCAGTGCTGTCATCTGAAGCAACTTTTGATGGTTTTGCGTTATCACTTTTTCCGATGTCAGATGAATCAATGTCTTCTTCTAATTGACGAATAATTTCCATCAATTCTTCATCCATCATTTCTTCGTCTTCGGCTTCTTCCATTGTTTCTTCTTCGCCTTCGGCTTCTTCCATTGTTTCTTCTTCGCCTTCGGCTTCTTCCATTGTTTCTTCTTCGCCTTCACCTTCTTCCATAGCAGGTTCTTCATCTTCACCTTCGCTATAGAATCCGTATTCTTCTACAGGTGCTTCTTCTTCACCCTCACCTTCTTCCATTGGCTCTTCGGCTTCTGCCTCCTCTGCCAACTTTTGGGAAAGCATAGACTGCAAACGCGGAGTGAATGCTTCTTCCAATGCAAGTTTAGCATTTGCTAATGCTACTTCCTTGACGGCTTTTGCATCTGCAATAGCTTCTTTCAATAAATCATTCATAAAAATCTCCAACTATTTTTAGTGTTATTTGAAACACCAATTGCAATAAAAATATTATCGGACTCTATAACGAATAGAGTATTTCGTAAGTATAAGTATGTGGTAAGTTATTTTTTTTCTGTTTTTTCAGTTGATTTTTTAACAGGACCGTATTGAAACAGTGATTTAATATCATTTTCAGTATACATATAACGTTTATCACGGTCTTTTGTATCTATTTTCTTCTCATCTGCCATAATTTTCCTCAACTAATATCTTATAGATGTTTCGTGTTTCATTAAAACCTTGAATAGTATATCTACAATTTCTTGGCAATGTAACTTCTGTTTCGTGACAATAATCATTTGAATGACACGGAAGTGTTAGTATAGATGTTCCCGCTGGAATTAAAAATTCAAATAATGGCATTCTTTTTTTACCAGCACCTTCACATATCAATGGATTCAATGATGTAGTTACAAAAGTTTTATCAATCCATTGACCTGCATCTATAAACATTTGCAATACATTTTCATTTTGAACTGATTTGTATGAAACTATATTATACTTTAACATCTGTGGTTGATCTAAAAAAGAATAATCCAATTCATTTATCGTAAATGCATTCATTGCACTATTGTATATCTTTTCCCTTTCATCGCCTTCTTTTGGTTTTCCCAACTTTATTTGTGTTTCAATTTCTTTTTTTGCTAAAGACGGTTTTGAAAAACGTATTATATTGTTTATTTTTTCAGAATTTGTATAATAATGATTTAAAGCAAGTATGGTTTGTTTGTCTAATTTACCTTTACTTATCAAACTATGTTTAGAAACTGCAATCATTTCTATTTTTTTATACAATTTTGAAAACTTTATCTTATCATCACCAATGCTTAAATCATACATATCAATTATGTCTTCATAGTCATATTGTAAAAGTTGATCACGAGTCTCCGGATATAAACTATCTGTTTTTATATCTAACTGTTGAGTATCTGATTTATTTAAAAACCCTACTGTTTTTAATCCAGTTTTTTCTTCATTCGGTTCCTTTTTAGGTTCTTCTTTTTTTTCTTCACCCGTTTTATCATCTTTTGGTTTTTCTTCATCGGATGATTTTTCTGTTTCAGATGAAGTTTCCTCTGCGGGTTTTTCTTCTGTTGGTGATTCTTTTTCTGCGGGTTTTTCTTCTTCTGGCTTATCGGTAGTAGAAGTATCGGTTGTTTTTGGTTCTTCCGCAGGAGTTTCTGCCGGAGCCGTATCTGCTGCAGGTTCTTCTTCTTCTTTTTTGGGAGACTTTGATGCAGATTTTTGATGTTTTGCTGGATCAAAATTCTTTTTACTTATGTAATAAGATTTTCCACTTTCTTTGTTTACCACTAACATTTTATCTGGATTTTCACTTGCAGGTTTATCATCTTCTTCATATAAAGAAAAAGACCTTTCCAGGTTTTCAATAACTCTCCGTGTTTCTTCACGGATTAGTTTTTCAAGACTAGCAAAGGTCATTTTATCTCCATTAAATGTTTTCAGAATCCAATTTTCTTTGTCTTCTGATAGCAGCGTTTCTTTTTTCTGATTTCTTTTTTGATGGTTTAATATATTCCATACGACTTTTATATTCTTCAAGAATACCGGCTTCTTTTACTTTACGTTTAAAAACCTTAATCATCGTATCTATATTCATTCCACCTGCTTTAACTTTTACATGAGCAGGATTTGATGTGGTATAAACTCTGTCTGACATAACATTTCCTTTATTTATTTTTTATTTCATAAAACGTTCCGAGTTGTTTACCTATATTCTCGTAGATAGACTCCAAGGTTCTTTGTAACTTAACTATCTTTTCTGATATTTTTTGAAATTCATTTACAGATTCTTTTAATCTTTTTGAATTTCTTCTGTGTGAAACGCCCTCAAACCAATCACCAGATTCTTCTACCATATTTTTACTAGCAAATTCAACCATTCTTTTTATTTCAGATACAACTTCTGGAAGTTGTTTTGAACGATGTACAACTTCTCTGTATTCATTATATCTTGAAATTGCTTCTATGTATTGTTGTTTTTGTTCTGATGTCAGAACCTTCATATTCATTTTCTCTTTCATCACTTCCTCAACAGCATCTGAAACCAATTGATTTATTTCTTCTCTCGTCATTGATTTTTTTGTTTCACCTACTTTTTTTGGAAGACCTTTATGAGATGTTGATGCATATTTTTCTAGTTCTTTTTCAGACATTGAATTTGCCAATTGCTTTACAGTTTTACTAACATCAGATGATGAAACTTTACCTCGTTTGTAAGCAAGTGCAAGTCCCATGAGTTTTTGTTGTTGAACACTCAATGCAGGCATGATTATCTCCCCTCAAATATACATTCACAAACATTTCCAATTTCACAAATAATATTTGTTATATTGTTGTGAATACGTTGTATTTTAGGATCAATTTTGGAAATTGTTGATGTAGAAATACCCTCTGTTATCAATCCTTCATTTATACCTTCACTCATACCTTCTGGATACATAAATGCACCATGAGTTGATGGGTTTGAAACAAAATCCCAACCAATCAATTCAAAATCATCTTGTACTTCAACTGTTCCTTCACTTATTTCTTCAACTGAACCCAATCCTCTTGATGATATTCCAAGACGAATACCTGCACCAAGAAGTTGTTTCAAAATGTTTCCAGATGGTGTTGGTAGAATTTCAACTGTACCAACAACATCATTTCCTTTCCAATCTACACCAAGAACATTATGAGAAACATTGCGAAGATTTATCACAGATGAATCCGGATGGTCAAGTTCTCCAAGAGCACGGTTTTCTTTTATATTTGTTGCAGCATATTTTTTTACCTCACGCATCAAAATCTTTTTTGGGTAAACTCTACCATTTTGATTTTTTGCCTCAGCTCTTTGTAAAACACCCGAAACTATAACTTTACCATTATTTTTTCTTTCTGATTCTGCAATCATTTTTGGATTTGCCGCAAAAAGTATAGTATCTACGAGTAGTTGTTTCATCTTAAGCACCTAATTCGTTTATTTTTTTAGTAATTCGATTTATTCTTTCTGATATTTTTCGCAATCTAGTCATTGATTCCCCCCAAAGAGTTCTCTGATCAACATTCATTTCGGTTTTTAATTTGAGTGCATGTTCAACCACTCTCTCAACTTCATATATTGTTCTATTGATATTTTTAATAGAATCATTTATTTTTCTATTACTACTACGAGTTTCATCTCTACGAAATTCATTATATGTTCCTTCGTTTATTACACCCATTGCCTGTTTGTAGACCGACTCTGAATGTATTTTCTTTTTCTTTGGAACAACAGTATATCCCATAGTTTCTGCATTTTCTTTGCTACTTTTTTCAAACTCTTTTTCACTTGGAGCAAATGCATTAGGAGTTTCATATCCTGGAACAGAAGCAGTTGTGCTCATTTCATCCAATGTGAGTTCTTCCACAAACTCACGATATTCTCCCGATTCTTTTAATTTTTTTATGAAAGATTCAACTGACATATGATACCTTATTTAGAAACTTGATTTTTTATTAAAGCATAAACAGGACCATTGGTATCTACTTTAACAGATGTAACAGATAATTCAAATATACGTTGTGAACCAGCAAGAACTGCAAGCGGAATATCACCACCTTTTGAAAGTGATGCAGTTCCGGTTGTTGATGCAGGGACTATTAACCCGCCAACTCCAAAATTTGAACCTGTAAAATAAGTCGTTGTTCCACTTGAACAAGTTATAGATTGTAAAAATTTTCCAGGATGTCCTTTTCTTTCAAAATCGTTTGCTTGTGATGCGGGAAAATTATATGGGTGAATTTCATTTGATGACATTATTTACTCCACGATAAATCTTCTATTACACTATAATAACGAAGAAGTGCTGAAATATGATTTTCTTCTATCTTTTTTACATTCTGATATTCTTCTAAAAGGTTTACAATTTCTTGTAATTTTATTTTTAACGATTTATCATTTATTCTATGCATATTTTTTGTGAACAATCTTTTTATAGTTACCGCCTCCGTTTGAACAAGAGACTTTAAGTTATTGGTATTGCTAACATTCTCAATATATTCTCGCAACAACACCTTTTGTGATTCAGAAAGATTACTATATTTTGTGTTAAATTTTTCAACCAAATATTTGTATGCTAATAAACGAACTTCTTTTGGTTCGTTTATTATTCCACTACTCTCTGATATTACAGAATTTTTTATTTTTGATGTTATATTTTCAAGGATTGTTATTCTTGATTTCGTAATTTCAACGGGATTATCTAGTTCATTATATTCAAAAATCTTGTATATTGATGCCAATAATTTGTAATTATTAACCTTTGTTTGAAAAAATGAATCTATTTCAAAATTTTCTTTGATAGTTTTAATCAATTCATATTTTTCATTCTGCAATTTATTTTTGTTTAACCCTCTACGAGCTTTTAATGCAGCTTCTATAAGCATATTTGCTTTAGTATCAGACTTAAATCTTTCATCAGAAAGAGTCTTATAGAGTCTATACTCTTTAATAAGCTCTGTATTCTTATTAAAAAATTTTTTCAATATCTGTATTGATACTGATTCATTTGAAGAAATGATGTCCGATGTTATTTGTCTTGTTAATAACTCGAACAACATTGCAGTATTTTTAAACTTTGAATGTTTTATTTTCTTCATTTTTCCTTATACCTGTTTGTGTACACTTTCATAGAATAAATATAGAGAAAGTTACAATTCATCTAATAAATTGTTTTCATCGAGTAAATTTGGTTCATTTTCTTGTTTTATAGACCGTTTAAGACTTTCTGATATTATTTTTTTTGTTTTAATTTTAATACCAGACATACTATCTATCAATTTTTCAACATTTTTATTTTCAAGGGATAGTGGTGAACCACCTTTACTATTAACCTTCGGTGAATTATTCACCTTTAATGTATTACCAACATCTTTCATTCCAATAGGATCACGCCCAAATGGACTCTTATCCGTTCCATAGTTTAAGTTTTTAGCAGGTCTACCCGCACCTGGCCAACCACCTTCTGGAACTTCAACATCATTTATTACTTTAGCACCACCACGAATCTGCATACTTGCAATATCGTGAGGAGTTCCGAAAGACTCTTTTGTTACAGCAGGATCATTTCCTTCATTTTCAATTTGTTTCTGACGGAATGCGTGTTTAATATCTTCAAGAACTTCATTCTTTTCAAATTCAGCTTCGTCTTCTGATAAATTGAATATGTTTGAATAAATATACTTCAATGAAAATAGTTTTTTCTCAATTAGTGTTCCAGCCAAATCCACTCTTTCTTTCATAAGAGCAACTTTTTCTTGTTCGTAGATAATAGATGGACCGGTTAATCCCAACTCAAAGTTTACTAAATCTGCATTCTCATACCCCTGTGCATATAAATGAACAATGGCAATTTTTGTTAATTCAGAAACTACAATTCTTTGTATTCTTTCTATTGTTCTGGCAAAACGAATATCAAGAGCTGCAAGTGTTGCCTTACCTTCTACCCTTTCATCATAGCCCAAATATGGTTTCGGAACTTTCAGAGCAGCGAATATTTTTGAACGTAAATACTCAATATCTTGTATAGAATCATATTGTAAACCAGCAAGTGTTTCAATGGTGGTTCCAGATTGACCCCCACGAACTGGAAGATAAAAGTCTTCCAAAAGATTTTGCATATTAAAACGAAGATTATAGTCACCGGTCTGTTCATTGATGATAGGTGTTTTCTTCATTCTATTCATAAGATTGTTCATGTATTGATCTACTTCTGCCGGTGGGATGTTACCAATATCAACTTTGAATATCCTTTTTTCAGGCGCACGCATAATACGATGTATCAACATCGCATCTTCCATTAGTAACAACTGTTTGAAAAGTTTTCTAGCACCTTCCAACATGGATTTACCATACGGTAAAAAGTTAGTATCACCTAGAAGACGAAAATGAGCAATTTCATAATTCTGAAATTCCCCCTTACCGAGAGGACCCTCGTAGATAAATTTTGTCATATAGATATGTTCTGGATCAGTTCCTTCCTCTCTTTGCATTTCATACGGAGAAAATGGAACAACATTAGTTACACCCAATTCATCTTTTACATCAAGGTACAAATAAAAATCACCATATTTACAGAGATTACGAATCCACGGCCAAAGATTATATTCTATATTAAGAACATCATAAAAAAGGTTACGAAGTATTTTTCTTATATTATCATTATCGGTTCGTATGGTTAGTACATCACCTTGATCATTTTTTAGAGTGCTTTCATCTGAATATATGTCAAGAGCAGATGAAATAATGGCATCGGTGTCCATTGCCTCATAATCGGTGTACAAGTCTATCTTTGTAGCAGAAAAAGAGTTATACTGGTTGTATACAGAAATAGGAGTTCCCTTTGTTCCATGCAATCGACCATATCTGTCAATAACTTTTGATGTATGAGGGTTCCCATCACCTTGATACCTTGCAGTATCAACGACTTTTAATTTTTTACCACCAACATTACGAACAACAACATTAGTTGAAAAAAGTGTTTTTAACCTATCAAATAATGATTTTTTCTGTGCCATTTGTCACCTATTTTGTATACTGTAAACTTAATATAAATATGTAGTAAAAATTAGAAACGTTATTTTATTAACCATGTTAGGTCTTCGTTTTGACCATTCACGGTCATACTCCAACCATCGCGGTCATCACCGTATTGATATGATGGTTTAAGTGGTGTTGTTGATTTTCCCATGTAATCTAAACTCATTCTTGTCTTCATCAGTCCCTCTTGACGAAGTTTTATTGCGGTATCTCTAACCCAAAGACCAATCGCAAATGACATAACCAAGTCATCTTTATATCCATTTTGTGCCTCTGCCTTTGAACCATTCCAAACAAATACAAGAAGTTCTTCCGTCAATCTTGCAGATTTTACTATCGGTGTTCTTTCACGGAAATATGTTTCCAATTTAGAAATAAGAAGTGGTCTTGTTTTTGCACTTGTTGTAAATCCAGGAACCATTTGTGATTTATCTTTTAAGTCATAACCTTTTGGTATCTGTATAGATGGATCGATATAACCGTCTTCTTTGTAAGTGTAATAAAGATTTGGATAACCTCTATCAATAATTTGTTGAATAACCGCCCAACCAACATTGGCATTTTCAACTACTAACATTGCATCATTGTATTCTGTGGCAACTGATACTAACATATTGCCATATGATTTTGTATCAAGTTTTCCACGATATTCTGCAACTTGTTCTAAATTATCTATGTCAAGAACATGAAATGCTGAATTATCGTTTCCATCACCACGCGCAACATCGGCTACAACAATGTAAGTTTTATTGGGATCAGGATAATCCCAAATCCAATAAGCATCCTCTGCACCACGTTTTTCTTTCGGTTCACAAACATAAGTTTCTCTATACCATTGAACCAATTCACCATCAATCACAGAACGACCAGATGCAAGAAAGTTTCCATCACATTCTTGTTTTGCCAAATCTGGTCCGAGAAGATCATCTTGTTCGTCTCTCCACGATTGATCACGGTCTGGATGGACTTGCCATAATAATTCTATTGGATTGAATGAACTTTCTTTTAGTATTGCCTTTACCCATTGTTTATGATAAAAGTTACCAACACCGTTTGGGGTAGAGTTAATAATTGCAGTTCCACCAGTTGCAAGTGTTTGTTGTGCGGATGCCCATATTTTATCTATATCATCAATAAAGGCGGCCTCGTCTATAATAAGAAGCGAAAGTGCCTCAGAACGAGCAGAATCAGCAGCGGCAGAAACGGCTTTAATCTGTGAACCGTTCTTAAAACGAAGTGACAATTTATTATCTTCTTGAACACCCGTTTTCAACCAACTTGGAAGATTATCATACATAACACGAACTTTTGTAACCAAGTTCTTCGCAGTCTCCTGTTTCGTTGCAATAACAAGAATGTTTTTATCTTGATTAAATAACATCAACCAAAGAGAATAACCAGCAATAAGTGTGGATATACCCAACTGACGAGATTTAAGAACTATATTCCATCGATTATTGTTAAATTCTTTTACAACATCTTCTTGGAATGGATATAATTCAAATAGTATTTTGCCACGAGTTGGGTGTTGAATCTTTGCATACCTTTTCATAAAATATACAGGATTACTTGCACACTTAGCAAATTCCTCTTTGATTATGTCTTTAAGATTTTTATTCGATTGACTCATTGAACTACCAACACTATTCCTAAGACGGAAGCGGCTCCGGTTAAGAACCACAGAAATTTATTATCATACCAACGTGGTTGTAATTCTTCATTTATCTTTTCAAGTTCTTTGCTTCTTTTTTGACAAGCATCAATAACTTGATCACGGTTTCTTAGTTGTTTGAGAAACATATCAGACCGAGATTGATATAAGTCTATTACAGTATCTTGTGCATCAACCACCGTTTTTAAATAATCAACTGAATCTCTAATTAGTTGAATTTTATTTGCCAGTAAAGTTATTTCCGTTTTATTGAAACAGTAAACTGAATCTTTCTCTGTAGCAAACAAATTTGAGGTCAAAAATATTAAAGCAAAAACATATTTCATAATCACTCACTTAAAAATTTGTTGATATACTTAATTGCATCATTTGAATTTTTTATGATAGGTTTTCTTTTTTTATTGAAAGATTTTTTAACATCTTCTAGATTATCTTTTTTTACATTCAATATAGAATCCATTATGTCCGCACGTTTTTTCAATTCAATATAATCATATTGATATTTGTTTATCAATGCCTCCAAACTATCTTTTGTTTTTGTTGAAGACTTCATTTGTTCTTTTGAACGATTGTTGTCATAAACTACATAAACAAAAAGTATTGCAAATACAGAAATGGCAAAAATTTTTATGTAGTTGCCAATTCTTTTTTCCAAAACATTTTCCATTTTTAATCCTTTGTATACGTTGAAACCATTTTTGCTCTACCACGACCGGTAGCACCTTTTTTTCTCTTTCGTGTTACGGCACTTCTTTTTTGCTTGGATGACATAGAAGCAGCTTTTGATGCAGGAACGCATTTTGGATATGCTCTTTTGCCACCTTTTCTGGCTTTACTACCAGCAGAAGCGCCACATGGAGGATGGCCACCACTTTTTTTCTTACGAGAAATATCAACCCATTTTTCTCTAAACCAACCGGTTAATCCACCACTGGGTTTTTTTCCTTCGATCAGAACCGAACGAAAGTATTCTCTGATTATTTCTCTAACAATATTTTCTGTGCATTTATTCATACACATAAATATAGGTTTAATTATTTTTAATCAATATATGTAATTAGTATGTCAAGTCAATAAGTATCTAGCATATGGTATCTTAAATTTTTTCGATACTTCTAAATTTGCTCCGTGTGTTGATTCGCCATGTATCCAGTCTGATTGTGCATATTCATCTTCATTTAGTTTATATGTATTGAATATTGATTCAATTTTTTCTTGTATTTCTTCTTTTTTTTGTTTACGATATTCTGAAATATCGGTTTTGTAATTTGAATATATTTCCAACCAATTATCCCAACCAATTTTTGGTTCTTGCATAACATATGTGTATTTTGCATCAACTACTCTATCTTCCACAATTCGATCATCTATAAAAGTCAGTATGTCATCCAGAGAAAATGATCCATAAATTTCAGTTTGACGACCTGTAAAATTTATTTCATCCTCATAATTCGGTGGATGATTGTGTACCGTTATCCCATCTTTTAGACTTAAAATAAAAGATCTAGTATCAGAGCTGATTACAACCTGTTCATTATCACCCTTTATTATTTTAAATTTATCTTCCATTTTGTTAGTAATAAGTAAATGTTCAATAGGATTTTTTCTATATTTTTTTTCAAATTTTTTAATTATATCCATTTTTGATCCATATCCACCAACTGGATATACACTTATTGCCTCTCGAATCAAACGTTTTTCATTTATATTTGCTTGATCATTAATATATGTTTCATCGATTACTTCATCTGAAATTAATTTTTTTGCTGCATTTTTTAAATACGAATCATTAATATTGATTGTTTCTGCCATTTTATCTCAAACCATTTAGTAAATTATCTATTATCAACATATCTTGCATATGGTATTCTATATTTTCGTGAAACTAAAAGATTTGCAACATGCAATGAATCTTCAAACCAAGATCTAGGATCGTTTTTACCAATTCCTTTTTCAGCCGCAAGTTTTAGTTTATTTCTATTTGCAATAAAAACTTGGTCAAAAAATTGATACAATGGGTTACCAGTAAAGTCTGGTGTTCCATTTACTAACTTATATTCAATAGTTTCTGGATATTGATTTTTCCAAACATCCCACCCAACAACAGGTCTTTGCATTACATATGCATAATAATAATCAACCACTCTAAGTTCCAAATCTTCTTGTAATATAAAACTTGTTATATCATCAGGAGAAAAAGATCCACCATCTGCATTATTTTGTTTAGGGTGGTTATGTGTTGATATTCTATCTTCCAATCCTAAATATATTTTCGCTTCTTTTTGAGTTAATCCAGGTGTATTTGATTGATCACCTACTTTTTCTATCTTCCAAGAAACTCTTAGATTGGTATACAATGCCGTCTCTGTTAATTTGAATCTTTGTTTAATTTCAAAATCATTTATTACTCGAATATCTTTACCATATCCACCGACTGGATATACTTTTATGTCATCATCATTTACAATATTCTGATTATTATTATCTGAAACTTGTTGTTCGTGTTCTTTATATGGTGTTGATAAAATTTCTATAAATTCTTCTTCTGGTATTTCACCATTAACATCGGCCATATTCTTCTCATATTAATACTTTTAAAAGTTTTTATTCAAAAGTTTATTCAACCATACTCGTATTGATCTAACATCAAAATCTACTGGTATTTTATTTGTAAATTCTGCCTGCATAGCAACATCATATTCTTTCTTATACTTACCACGCAGTCTTAATTCTTCTACTGGAACGCGTTCATATTTATATCCATATTTTTTTGAAAGCACTCTATTTGCATAATGTATAGATTCACCCCAGTTATCATATTTTATGGAATCACTATAAATAGCATCAAGTTGCATTCGTTTTAAATCTTGAATTTGATCAAATTCAAGTTCAATTGCAATTCTTATTGCTGGGTTTATTCCAGTATCTTCTTTATTGAACGTCCCATCCGCTTTTCTTTTACCCGCTTTACCAACTCTATACGTAGACCAACCACCTGCAGGCCTTTGTAATACATATGTATAAAATTTATTAGACACTCTCATTTCTGAAAGATTATTGTGAATAGCAAACCATATGTCCTGCGGAGAAAATCCAGATTTATTAATAACTCCATTACCTTCATCCCAAGGATGTACATGAGAAACTATAACATTTTGTCCTCTTTTCATTTTATCCCAATTAAAAGGATTCAATGGTGCAGCAGAAGCTGCAAATCCACCTTGTAAAAATAAAAGCTCATCCGGCAATCTTGGATCAATTGCAATCATATACTCTCTGTTTGATGATATATCCGCAACTCTAAATGTTGCTTCCCAATCTCTCATTAAAGGTATGTCAGTACCTCTACCATGCGGCACTGGATTTGATAAAGCTATGTCATAATTACTCAAGGATTTTCTTCTAGTTCCACCAACTATACCATACCATTTAACAGAAAGTGGAACAGGACTAGGAGCCGGTACGAGCACGGCTCTACCATTATATGTTCCATTTAATGTTAAATGAAACTCTAATAATGTGTCATAAAAAGAATCAACAAATTTTTTCCAATCTTTTATTTGCCAGACACTTTTTAAATTACCAGCAAAATCATAGTTACCAAATGCAACTGCATAGTATTCCACTCCAACAAAAGTTGGTTGTGGTGGTGGATTTGGACTAACTTTTACACCTGGATTTTGTGATTGCGGATCAAAACTGATACACGGTGGTGAAGGAGGCATTGGTGTAAATTTTGAATTTACCCAATATTTAGTAAAACCCTCTGCCATTATTTTATATGCACTATCAAATCTGAATCCTACACCAGGAGAATATGCGTCTTTTATATTAGCTGAAGTTTTTAATGATGTTTCAATTTTTTGTTTCAAAATATTTTTATCACCAGTCATTAAAACTGCACCAAACATGGTTTTACAACTTCCTTTACAAGCCAAATCATAAGCGTCCGCATAAGCAGATGCAACCTGACCCACTGGTTTATTGTGAGGTTTGCCAACTTCTTTTGTTAATTTATCATAAAATATTTGATAGTTCATAGTATTACGTTTTATCTATTGCACCTTTGCCACTCGAAGGCCATCCAAAACGGCAGCTCCAATATCTAGCTTTATGTCTTGGTCCAGGAGAATGACAACGGTGACGTGCACGGAATGATTTTCTACGAGCAGCATTACTCTTTTTAATTTTCATTGTCTTTTTACCACCTTCTCCTTTGTGCCCAAAATTTACTTTAACAATATTACCATTTGGTTTTTTAACATAAACAGAAAACTTTTTTGGACCACCTGGAGTTCTGAAAGGTTTACCAAGAGAAACTTTTCTACCGCGATATTCAGCCTCATTCATCATGTTTGGTTCATTTTCTT